CAATAGCAAATATTCTTCCTATATCTGTTGCTTCTTTTTCCTGTATAATAGCAAGTTTTATATTAAATTTATCTTGCCAAGGTTTAGCAAGATCTATAGGTGCTATGTTAGGAGTATTATTAAAAAGCTTAGAATATTTAGATCCCATTATAGGCATTGTAATATTCCAAGGTTCTAATACATTTCTATACTGATTAGGTACAGGACCTAAATCAAAGTAAAAGGTATCATCTGCTCCACCAAAATCTACTCTTCTTCCCATATAGGCATGAGGCAACCATACAACTTTAACACTAAAATCTTTTTTAGGGTTTTTAATATATGAACCATCTACCCAAAATTCTACAAACTTTTGTTTTTTTTCATTCCATCTTTCTACTAGTTTAAATTTTCTTAAAGACTTAAATATTACAGTTGTTCTTTCAAATAACCCTTCCCCATTACTTATATTACCAAACTTGGTATGTAGTTCTGTTAAAAAAGCTTGTCCTTCTTTAGATGACCAGTGTGGAGCTTTATCAAAGATATTAGTTTCCATATCAAACTCAGCTACTTTAGTAGACATAGGTTCAGGAAACTCTCCTCTCTGTCTATGATAAGAATTATTTATATCAAAATCTTTAAGTTTTTTTAGATCTTCTTCTGTAAGCTCATGACCATGCTCTTTAAATAATGTAGCTAAGGTTATTTTTTCTACATAGACTTGCCAGTCCATATCTTCTTCAAAGTGAGCATACTCAGGACCTCCAGATTTATATCCTATAGGGTTTAGTATTCTAAAAGATGCTTTATTATTTTTTATACCTGTTTCATACAACTGAGCACCAGATATAATCATATGTTTAAAATTTTCATCTGTCCAGTATTTTATTTTATCTCTTCTAATTACAAACTCTGTTATTTGTTGTAGTAATGTTTCTCTGGGAGATTTATAATCCTTTTTCATGTATTTATCTACATCCTCAGGAGTCATAGAAGCTTTTTTTTGTTCTACTTCTGCTTTCATCTTTTCTTGTAGTTCAGGTGCAAGCTGTGAAGGATCTGTAATATCATTTTCTACTAACCATTCCTGAAAGGCTTGATCTTCTAGAGGCTTAAGTTGTGACTCTTGCATCCATTCCTGATAAAGCTCTATTCTTTTTTTCTTTTTAAAGTTAACATTAGATACTGAAGAATCTGTTACAATAGGTTTTAAATTCATCATTTGTTGTTGACCATGTAGAGATTTACCTATAGGTATAAGTATATCAAAGTGTGGTATATCTTCCGAATTAAAATAAAAACCTTCTTCTTCTAACTCTCTATAAGAAAAAGGACTATTAAGATCTGTTTTATAAACACCTCTACCATTCCATAATCTATAATTAAGTAATGTTTTGTCTACATCTATTTGATCATCATATAGATAAGAACCATCTGCATAATAATCTATCCATTCTTTTAGCCATGCCCAGTTGTTTGAAGATTTATCTTCCATAGACAACTTATGCATTTTTAAACTTTGATCGTGTAAGGGAACCCCTAATAAACTTTTTTCTTTCATCTTAGTAATTGTGATAATTATAATTTTTTTTGACTACCTTATTAAGCAATGTAATTTTTTTAAAATATGTATTTAAAGATTCTTTAGCAACTTCTGAAGATTGTTGTATAGGAACTCTTTTTTCTTGTGCTAGCCATAATGCTAGTAACTTTAAAGAAGACACATGGTCATAATTACCTTTTTTATCATATTGAATCAATTGTTTAAGTATTATAGGAGATTTTAACTTATTTAGATTATAAAGTACCACTCCTGAGTCTAAAGTTTTCCATTCAGTAAGTAACCATTGTCTCCAGAGCTGCTCTGCTTGCTCCTGAAGAGCTGGAGATGTCATGTCTATCCCTACATCATATTTTTTACCAGGATTCTTTACAGCTGCTGCTATTGCGTCTATAGGTTTAGCTTGAAGCAAGTGTGTCCATCCTTCTCTTTTACAATAACGTATAAAATCTGCGATGTTAGTTTCTACCATGATTTTAGCATTATAATATACAGCAAGTTTTACAGCTATTTCATGCACATCATCCACTCTATCCATCCTACCTATATATTCTGCAACAATATCATCTTGTAACCCTGCTGCCCAGTTATTTTCAGAGATACCTTTATAAACAATAATAGAGGCAAGTGATGTACCTCCTCCATCATCCCTGTAAGGGTCATATACAATTTTATATAAAGATCTTTTTTGTGTAGGATCTGGAGTTTTTTCTTCTGGAGCTTCATAAAATACACAAGCTCCTTTTAAATTATTTTTATAAGCATCTAAGTTTGTAGATAATATAGGTTTTAATCTATTTTTTAAATCTACATTTAAAGTTACTCCTGTTTTAGTTTTATTCCACTCTAAATCTCCTTTAAAACTATATGTTTCATATAGCTCTTTTATTTCTACATTATTAAGCTGATCTCTTAACAGAGCTATAGGAAATATATTAGATTGCCCACTTAAGAACATTTCAGATGGCACTAAAGGTCTTGCCATCATATACCCATCTAATGCGAAACTATTATCTGCTTGTCCTCTTATAGCTCTTTCATGCATCTCTACTTCATATGCTTTCTCTATATCCTGATTACCATTTTTATCTCTAAAAGAATCATCTTGATAATAAGCAGGTATAAATAAACCTATTTTCTTTTTTCTATTTTCCCACACATCTTCAAATCCTAAACATGTATATGAATCAGGATCTTCAAATATTACTTTAGGTTCTTCTATCTTTTCCATTGAGCCGCCCGTACCAATACCTAGTTGTGAACCAAATTTATTTCTTCTTATAAGGGTAGTTTCATTACTTGCCCATATTTGTAATAAGTTAGAACACAATCCAAATTCTTCTATAAGACTTACCATAGGACGTGTACCTACAGCAGCTTCACTATTAGATTCATATGTAACATGTAAAAGTTTTGTTCCTTTACCTCCTACTTTTTCTACACCACCCTCTTTATAAAGATATTCTGCTCTATAAGGTGATTTGTTATTATTTACAACAAGAGTACCCAAAGTATTCTGGAAAAAGAAACCAGGTATAAAATCATCATTCTCTCCCCAAGCACCAAAATTTTCTTTCTGATACTCTTCCATAAATTTAAACTTCTTAAGTAAGTCTGCTGATTTAGATGACAGTGCTGCTCCTACTACTATTTCTGGTCCTTTCTTTATATCAAAATATGTATTATCAAATCTAATAGCACCATGAAACTTAAAAGTATGTGATAGTAAAGATGCTGATATAAATGATTTACCTATACCTCTACTTGCTAACCATGATAAATTTAGTGCTGTATTCTCATATAAAGGAAGTCCTAGTGGTTTATCATGTGTTTTATACAAGTAATCTCTAGGATGTATATATTTTTTATATGTACCATCTTTCTTATAGATGTGTTTAGCTGTAGCTAATCTCTTTTTATCTTTAGGGTTTAAGTCTTTTCCTTCTTCTAATTTTAATATTAGGGTATTACTTGTGTATTCTTCATCATCTTCAAATCCACTAAAACCTCTACATATTAACCAGTTAGTAAAAAATATCCATTCTATATCTCTTAGTCTAGGTATAATAACTTCTGAAGAGTTACTAGTCTCATCTTCATCTTCTATAACACAAAAGTTAACATAATAATAAAGCTGAGGTGGACAGTATCTCCATCCACCTTCTTTAGTTTCTTCATTCTTATCTAAACCCCATAAACCTTCTATACATCTCTTTTCATGTTCTTCCCAGTACTCCTCATAATCTTTAGTAGCTGGATGATATTCAGGATGATCTTTTACAAGGAAAGGTTTTATATTATGTAATAAAGGAAATAACCTTATTATTTTATTGTTTGTATTCATTTAATTACACAACTTATTTATTCCATCATCTCTTTCTTTTTTCTCTCATAGAAAGCTGAGCATTACCTCTAACTCTACTTTTATTTTGTGAGTCTAGCATATTCTCTTTTACCATCTGCAATCCTTTCCACATCTTATCTAATTTATCCATAATCTTATAATACTTTTCAAATTCTTTATCATCATCTAAAGACAAATTATCTAAAAATGTAGACATCTCTTCAAACTTTTTAGTATGTATTCTATATAAAGATTCTTCTGTTGTAAGTATGAATTTACTAAAATCACTTACAAGTCCTTTATACTCTTCTGTTGT